GTTCTGACACAGGTAATGGTGGAGGAAGTACGGTAGGTACTTACCAGATAAATACTGGTAATGAAATAGAAGTGCCTTTTACTGGGTGGGGCGCTGGTACATGGGGGTTGGGTACATGGGGTACTGGAGGTACTACATTGGCAGGGATGCGGTTGTGGAGTCAGTCTAATTTTGGTGAAGATTTATTCTTTTTGCATAGAACTGGAGCTTTATATTACTGGGACGCAAGCGGCGGTATAAATACCAGAGGAGTGTTAGTAAGTTCTTTAGGAGGTGCGGCACAGGTTCCTACTGTGGCTAATATAGCTTTTGTTTCTGATATTTTTAGGTTTGCATTCTGTTTTGGGGTTAATGCGGTAGGTGGTGCTGACCTTGATCCCATGCTTATAAGGTGGTCAGATCAAGAAGATATAAGCGATTGGAACCCTACGGCTACCAACCAGTCCGGTAGTTTAAGTCTCTCTGAAGGGACTGGAATAATTCAAGCTATCCAAGCACGGCAGGAAATCTTGGTTTGGACAGATGCAGCGGTATACGGTTTTCAATATCTAGGGGCACCGGAGGTATGGGGCGCAACCTTGTTAGGTTCTAATACTACGATTGCCAGTCCAAATGCGGCGATATACTCTAATAATATTGCTTACTGGATGGGTAAGAATAAGTTTTATTTCTACGACGGTACGGTTAAAACGCTGCCTTGCGAAGTGCGTTGCCATATATTTGATGATTTTAATATAGAGCAGTATGACCAAGTTGTTTGTGGTTCCAATGAGGAATTCGATGAAATATGGTGGTTTTATTGTTCTGCTGGGGTTACTCAGAATGACCAGTATGTTGTATATAACTATGTGGATAATGTCTGGTATTACGGTAATTTAGCTCGGTCAGCGTGGATGGATTCCGATCTTCGTGTACATCCTTTAGCAGCTACCTTTAACAACAAGTTAGTGAGCCATGAAAAAGGTGTAGATGATAACGAAACAGGTACACCCGCAGCCATCACTGCAAGTATCACTTCTGCCCAGTTTGATCTGGATGACGGTGATCGTTTCATGTTGGTCAATCGTATGCTGCCTGACATGACATTTGAGGGGTCTACGGTAGAATCGCCAGCCGCTACTTTAACTTTAAATCCTTTAGAAAACTCAGGTTCCGGGCGTTATAATCCTGCTTCAGTAGGGGGTAACAGTACTGCTACGGTTACTAGAACAGCCACAACGCCTATAGAGGCGTATACCGGGGAAGTGTTTATTCGTGTACGGGGACGACAAATGTCGTTCAAAATTGAATCTACAGCTACAGGAGTAACGTGGAAGCTGGGCGCAACTAGAATGGATATGCGTCCTGACGGCAGGAGAGGGTAGTGCCTAAAGACCTGATAAACAAGGTCACTAATTCAGCGCTGCCTATAACCCCGAAGGGAACAGTTTTAAGTGGTTATCTGGATGACCTGAATAACATATTGCGTTTGTTTTTCAACGAGTTAGTAAATACTGTAAATCTGTTGACCGGGGATTACGGAGGAAGGTTTTTAAGTGTACCGAATGGGAAGTTTTATTCCACGGTAGATCAAAGTGCAGGGCTAACTGGCACTGCGTATGCCATACAGTTTGAAAACACGTATCTTGGTGAAGCCTTGAGCGTAGCGTCTAACACCCAAATAACCCCAACGTATTCAGGGGTTTACAACTTTGAAGTGTCTGCCCAGCTAACCAGTAGTTCAGCAGGAGCAAAGACGGTTGATATCTGGGTAAAAAGAAGTGGTACAGATGTAACGAATACTGCCAAGCAGCACGTTTTATCAGGCTCTGGCAGCATCGACGCGTTTAATTATAATTTTACGATTGACGTACAGGCAGGGCAGTACATAGAGATTATGTGGGCAACTACCGATACTAACGTAAGTCTTAATCATCAGGCGGCTTCCAGCCCTACGCCTGTCATACCTTCTGCTATTGCTAGTGTATTTTTAGTTTCAGTACTGCCGGAGACATTACCTTAATGACGGATCAACGCCTTAAAGAAGGAGATTGGCAGAGTCCCGGCTACTGGGACACTAGGGGCACCTTCTACACTGACCCCAATGTAATTTCGTCTCTTACAAATCAGTTTTCACAGTCTGGTGATGCGTTCGATATGGCGCTGGCTGCGGATGCTGGTAATCAACCGGACCCCGGCACAGTAGGGCCACCGGATACTCGTTCTTCTGGAGCCAAAAAATGGCCCAATGCACTACCAATTAGCTATGAAGAGTGGGTAGCCATTGTACAAGAGGCGCAAGATAAAAAAGTCGAGTACTACCACGCGGTTCAACAACATGGAAAGGATTCATATGAAGCATGGCTTCTTAAAGGAGATTATCAGGCTATTGAAGACGACGTATATAAGTATGGCGAAATAGGAGAAGGGACGAGAGGCCGCAGATATGGATATGACGATAACGAATATGCGGCGTGGCCTACCAGTGTAACGCGGGCTGAAGATATTTTTCAACCAGACGACCTCACGGTATTAGACACAGCAAAAAAAGGATGGGTGTTTGGGCCGGGGCTTATACGACATAACGTGGTGTTTGAGAAAGACCCTTGGGACGAAAGTGAAACAGCTATTTATGTTGGGCATACAGAGGGGGCAGAACAGGGAACATACGGAATAGATTACGGCGCAACAAGTGGCATTACATGGATAGATGATCTTATAAAAACTATTCTTGGGCAAAACCCGGACGGACGGTTAGCAGGAGTTATCAAAACAGCAGCAGAAGCCGCTACTTTTATTACAGGTTTACCTATAGATGTAATAGCAGAGATTTTAAAGGATGGGATTGGACAGACCATAGAAACTGTGTTGGGAAAAATAGAAGAGGTTGTTAAGACGGTTACAGGGGGTGGAGAAGAAGGAACTTCAGGTGGTGGAGAAGGAGGAACTTCTGGAACTTGGTATGACGAAACAGGCCAAGCTCTTCCGGGTTTCGACCCCGATACAGGCAAATGGGATGGAGGTGTATGGAGCGGCGGTAATTTTCCTACCTTTGTTCCTGATACAGGAGCATCATCAGCAGGAGCAGACGCAAGCGCAGGAGCAGCAGAAGCAACAACAGCAGCAGCCGAAGCTGGCGTGACTGGCCCGCCGAGTTCAGATTGGAAAAATATATTGGCCGGTGTGTTAGCAGTCGCTGCTGGTGTAGCAGGTATAGACTGGATTAAGAAGGATGATGATGACGATGATGATGACGATGACACGCTGGTAGTTGACGGTGATGACGCTCTCGTAGCCGGGACACTTGCCCTAGAGGAACCTCCTGTAGAAGGTGTTTTAGCACCAGAAGAACATGGAACTGTAGCCGTAGACGCGAAAGGAGGTCTAGGCGCTTTTGACCCGGAAGCGGGTGCAGGAGCATTAGACGTGAAAGGAGGTGCAGGAGCATTTGAGGCGAAAGGAGGTGCAGGAACTTTAGAAGCGAAAGGAGGCGCAGGAGCATTTGATGCGGAAGGAGGGGTAGGAACTTTAAAGACAGAAGCAGGTATGGACGCTGCGAATATATTTGGAGGCACCGGACCTTTAGATGTATCGAGAGCTATAGACACTCCGAATATATTTGGAAGTGCAGGGACTTTAGAGACAGGGGCTTTAGACACTCCGAATATATTTGGAAGTGCAGGGGCTTTAGAGACAGGGACTTTAGAGACTCCGAATATATTTGGAAGTGCAGGGACTTTAGGCACAGGGGCTTTAGACACTTCGAATGTATTCGCAGGTTCAGGAGCTTTAGCAAATGCGTACGCAGGGCTAGGTGAGTTTAATCCGTATGGAAGTGCAGGAGTTTTAGACGCAGGGGTTTTAGATACAGATGTAAGGGGAGCTGCCGCACCGGGCGCTTCAGGAGCACTTACTACAGATACTTTAGCAACACTTGCACCGGACGCTTCAGGAACACTAGATACTTTAACTACTGGGACACTTGATACTGATACTTTAGCTACTGGGACACTTGATACTGATACTTTAGCTACTGGGACATTAGACTTTTCTTTACCCATTCCTAGTTCCGGGTTCAAAGGGATAAGCGAAAGACCGGGAGATGTAGTAGATATTGATTATCTTTATGATGTTGGCGGAAAAAATATTTTTGCTCCATACGTGTATGATGATGATGAAGACGAAAAAGAAAAAGGAGAAAGGGTATATGTATATCAAGAAGGAGGTACTGTGGCTAATCAAGATGCCGTAAATGTGCTCACCAGACGGCCCGGTGAGTACGGAAGAAATTATTTTACCCCCGGTGAGTTTGTACCTACAGGCACTGCGCTTGGCGGTGCAGCACTAAAGGCGAACCAAGTACAAATCCCCGGATATACCTACCAGCGGGACTTACTCCCCGCGTTTGGTGGCCCTGCTTTAACATCCACAGGAACCACAATAGGAGGACTTGGAACCACAGCTCCTACGGACCTTATGGGCACTGTAAGTAGTATAGGGGCTGGAATTAGTGGTGTAGCGACAGGGACCGGAACCGGAACTCAAGATTTCACTTCAGGGGTACTTACTTCTGGTGATGGTAGTGGTGATGGTGATATTACAGAAGGTACAAGTTTTGTTGACCCTGTGTATGAGTATTTATCAGGGCTAGGTTTCGGGGTAACTCCACAAAGTATAACCAAAACACATGTACAAGATTTTTTAGCTTCAGGTTTTACATTAGAGTCCCTAGCTACTGCTTTAGGAACAACGTCTTCTCAATTACAGGCTATTGCTGATTATAGCCCCCCTGTTCAAACTTCAACGGC